CGACGATGTCACTAACGACGGCTATCACACTGAATTTCGCCACCACCTACACCAAAGACATGGATCTGTCCACGCTGAAGGACACACTGGCGCAGAACTGGAATATCGCCCTGGCCACCGGCACCGGGGCCAACCAGGCGGATTGCATTTTCCACGATGAGCGGACCCTGGCCGACGACGCCACCGAGACCCTCGACCTGTATGCCAGCGGGGCCTTGCTCGACGCCTTCGGCGCCGCCCTGACGATGGAGACGCTGAAGGTACTGGCGATCTACAATCAGAGCAGCGACGCGGGCCTGGTTCTGTTTGGCGGTGCCTCGTTTGACCTCGGCATTGTGGTGGACACCAGCGACAAACTACTCCTGCCGCCGGGCGGCAAGTTCCTCTGGACGGCCCCGGGTGCCACCGGTCTGGACATCACCACGAACAAGAACCTAAAGCTCTTGCACGATGGCACCGGCACCAGCGATCTGACGTACGACATCATCGCCATTGGGGTCGACTGATGAAGATCACCGCCGCCCATCTGCGACATAGCGTCGTCCTGCAGGCCCCGGCCGAAGTGCAGGGCGACGACGGTCATCCGTCGCTGGTCTGGACGACTTACGCGACGGTGGAGGCGAAAATCTGGCCGCTCAGCGGCACCGAGCGGCTGGCGGGCCAGCAGGTCAAGGCGACGGCGACGCACGATATCACGATGCACTTTCGCAGCGACGTTCAGCGGACCCATCGCATTGTGTTCGGCACGCGCGTCTTCGATATCGATAACGTGATGAACTACGGCGAGCAGGATCGCTGGCTGATCATTCGCTGTACGGAGGTGCTGTAATGAAGGCGGGCTTCACATTCACCGGCCTCGAACAGATCGACAAGCAACTTCGCACGCTTCCGATCAAGGCGCAGAAGAAAGTCGTTCGCGGTGCGGTTCGTGTGGCGCTGAAGCCGATGTTGCAGCAGGCCAAGGCCAACGCCAAGGCCCTACCCGTTACCGAACGGTGGGGCGGCAAGATGGCATCGCTGCTGGCCCGCAATATTGTCATCAAGGCCCCGCGTCGCCAAAGGCCAGGGTCTTACAGCCTGCACGTGCAGATGCGCCCCGGGGTTCCCGGCTTCCGCCACACCGCCAAGGGCGGGCAGGTGTCCTACGTCCCGGCGGCGATCGAATTCGGTCACGGGCCGGATAAAGAATCGTCAGCGCGGCCGTTCATGCGGCCGGCGGCCAAGGGCCGTGAGAACCAGGTTCGGCGTGACTTCATGCAACAGATGGGTCGCGGCCTAATGCGGGCGGCCCTGGAAACCAGAACGCTTTAAGGATCACGATGTCGATTGAAACGGCCATCCGAACGATTCTCACCACCGACGCGACAGTCAGTGCGTTGGTGGGTTCGCGCGTCTACCCGACCGGCATTCCGCAGGGCCAGAGCGGATCGGCGATCGTGTATCAGCAGATCGACGGTCGGCAGGATCAAGTGTGTGACGGCCTGACGGGCCTGGATGAAGACATCTATCAGTTCACCGCGTGGACGATCGCCGGCAACGAAGCGGCCCCGGCGGCCGCCTTGACCCTGATCCGGGCGCTTCGAGCGGCGTTCTTCCCGGCCAACCAACCTTACACCGGCGTGGTGGGTGACGTGACGATCAAGGCGGTGGAGATCGCCGCCGGCATTCGTGATGCCTCGTTCCTCACCGACAACATCGCCGAGCAGCGCTACGGCAAACAAATGGACCTGACAATCAGCTATACGACCTAAAGGAGTTTACGATGCCTGAAACACCCGTAAAGATTTGGGGTTCGACAGTCACATTCAACGGCAACCTGATCGGCCGCATCAAGTCGATCGGCGAGGTCGGCGAATCGCGGACCATCCACGAGTTCCTCACCTGCGATTCGACCACCGAGGACATGGAGTTTTTGACTGCCGGGAAGAACCCGGGTGAGCTGTCCTTGGTGATGATGTTCGAGCCTTCGAATATCGGCAACTACGAAAAGCTCAAAACAGATTACGACGCCGATACTTCGGCGGCAGCGACGATCACGCTTTACACCGGCGGCGCCCAATACACAGGCACCGCCCGCGTGACACAGCTAGGCACGCCCGCGGGCGATGCGGCCGGTCTGTTCGAGTTCAACTGCACCCTGAAATTCTCTGGTGCGATCACCTACACCAGCGACTAAGAGGAGGTAACAAATGCCATTGCTAAGCCGCGCCGAGATCCTCGGCGCCCGGGACAAGAAGACGATCGAGGTTCCCACACCTGAATGGGGCGAGGATTCAAAGGTGCTGGTCGGTACGATGGGCGTATTGGTCTACGCAGAGATCACCGATTGGATGAACGCGTTACAGCCAGCGACCGTTGCCAGCGAGCCCGCAGAGGCGGAGGTCGAGTCGGACGAAGTGCCGAACGACTTCTGCTGTGATTCAGCGCCGGCGGAGGTGAAAGCGGAGCCCGAGGCCCAAGCGAACGACGAACCAGCAGAGGGCGCAACGCTGACCATCGCACAGTTCATCGAACTGAAGCTGCGTTGGTGTGCCGCCTGTCTACTGGATCCCAAGGCATTTCAGACGATGTTCACCGTCGACGACGTGCGAGCGTTAGGGGCGAAGGACCCGGCCCCGATCGATCGGATATTCAAGGCCGCCCAGGAATTGCACCACGACACGGCTGAGTCGGACGAGGCGTTTGAAAAAAACTTAGACGGGACCCCCGTAGGTGCTTCTGGGAACGGCTAGCGCATCATTGCGGCTATCCCTCGGCAAGGATCATGTGGCGGGTCCTGGAGATGGATCAACAGGATGTCAGAGAAGTGGAAATCTATAGCCGGATCGCCCCGATCGCCTGGGACGTTCCCGTGAGCCGGCCGCCGGAGACAGAGCCGGGGCCAGCCCCGCCTGACGCCGGTCACGAAGCGGCGATCGCGGCGACCCTGGGCGGCTATTTTGGAAGTGCGAAACCCTAAACCCTAAACCCTAAACCCTAACACCTGACAACAACTATGGCCATCATTTGGAATGCGATTGCACGATTGACGGCGGACACATCCGCCTTCGACCGCAACATGAACCGGTCGCGGCAGTCGCTGCGCGCCGTGCAGCAGCAGTCCCTAAGCCTGCAGAAAACGCTGATCAAGCTGACGGCGGTCTACTACGGGGCCCGGGGTCTGACGCGGGCGGTCGGTTCGTTCACGTCGGCGGCGTTCGAAGGCGAGCGGGCGCAGAATCGATTGTATTCCCTGATGCGGAACGTCACCGGGACCACGGCCGAGCAGGCCGCCGAGGTCGTGAACCTCACCGAGGCGATGCAGCAATACACCACCGTCGGCGACGACATCGGGCAGGTGGGTGCCAGTCAATTGGCGACGTTCCAACTGCAGACCGAATCGCTCAAGAAGCTTTTGCCCAGTTTGTACGATATGGCCGTGGCCACCAAGGGGGTCCACGTCGAGCAGAAGGAAATGATCGACGTGGCCAACGTCATGGGCAAGGCGATGCTGGGCCAGACGGGAATGCTCAGCCGGTACGGCATCACGATGACCGACGCCCAGCGCAAAATACTCCAAACCGGTAACGAGACCGAACGCACGGCGATGCTGGTCGATGTGCTCAGTCAGAATTTCGGCGGCCTGGCCGAAGCGGCCGCCCAGACGACCGAAGGCATCCGCGAGCAGACGGCGCTCGCGTGGAGCGACGTCAAAGAAGGGATGGGCGAGGTCCTGTTGCCGGCCTACAAGACGACGTTCGAAACCATTCGCGACTACCTCACAACCAACCAGCGGGACATGGAGGCTTGGGCTAAGTACACCGTCGCGACGATGGGGGCCGTGAGCAAAGCATGGCACAGCATTCGCATCCCCATGCGTGACGCCGTTATCGAGCCGATGGCCGAGGTGGAAATCAACCGGGCGGCGTTGGAACGGTATCTCCTGGAAGTTCCCGACGACATCAGGGCACAGCAAGACCTTGAAATGGCGAAGATGAAGCCATGGGAGATCAAAGTTGGCTTGAATAAGTTCTGGCAGAAAAAGCCGGAATTGCAGTATCCGGCGCTGCTGGAGGGAAAACGTAGACAGTTAGAGAGAGACCAAAGCGGTGTCGTCAAGCAGGAACAGGAGATTATCAAGCTACGGCTGCAGCGGCCCCCGATGACGGGCGGGTATGCCTTACCCGAATTCGGCGTCGGCGGCATGGCCCCGGGTGAATCGGCTGCTGGCGGTAGTGACATGGTGGCGGAGACGAAGGCCAGCGCCTCTCAGATCGAAGCGGCGATGCGGCGGATGTATAGCGATATCGACGCCAAGAGCAAGGACTCCTACCAATTGCGGTGGCAACTACTGAACGTCCAGCACCGAAAGTTCCTCGACATCATAGACGACAAGGCCACCGTCCAGAAATGGCTACACGAGCAGACGATCAAGCTGGCCGAGGAGGAAGCGATTGCGACGGGTTCGTTCTTCGACGGCATGAAGGCCAAGATACAGGAGATCAACCGCGAGATAGTGACCATGGGCGGACTCGGGGCCCAGGCGGGCGAGAGTATTCAGTCCGGTATCGGCACGGCCATAAACGAGGCGGCCTGGGGGGCGGGCAAGTTCAACGACATTATGAAAGACGTCCTGCGTTCGACGGCCAAGGCCTTTACGCAGGGGCTGATCAATAAAGCGGTCAGTAGCGCCAGCGGTTCGCTATTCGCCAGCATCTTCCACGACGGTGGCACGGTGGGCCAGGGCGGTCCGCAACGGCGTGTGCCGGCCAGCGTGTTCGTCGGGGCCCCGCGATTCCACGACGGCGGGGAAGTGCCCGCGTTACTGACGCGGGGCGAACGCGTGCAGACGGCGGCCCAGGTAGCGGCGGGCGATCAAGGGCTGGCCGCCGTGTCCGGCCGGTTGGATCGACTGATCGACGCCGTCGAGCGGAATCGCCAGATCACATTGATCGACGCTCGCGATCCCGACGAGATGATGAACCAATGGGCGGCCAGTCAAGCCGGAGAGAGAGCGATCAATCACGCGGTGGAGGTGAATAACTGATGTTGCTTCTGCCGACCGCCCCGATCTTTCCGCACGCCGAGTCGCTGACTTGGGGCACGGGAATTCTGCACGGGGGCAACGGCAACCCGCAGCGGATCAGCAACGGGCACCTGCCCCGTCAGCGGCTGACCTATACGTTCCCCTTGCGGACCGACGACGAGATCGCCCGGGCCGAGGGTGTGCTGTATACGCAACTAAAAGACGTCTGGCCGATTCCGTTGTGGGGCCAGCGGGTCGGGCACACAGCGGCGATCGCCGCCGGGGCCACATCGATCGTCGTCGATACCACACTCGCCGAATTCGTCGCCACCAATCGCAACCTCACCGGGCGGGCGGTCCTATGGCAGCGGGACAAATCCGAGATAGTCACGGTCTCGGAAGTGGCGGCCGGATCGTTGACGGTCAGCGCCACAGCCAACGCGTACCACGGCGCCAAGTGGATCGTCCCTTGCCGCAGCGGCTATCTGATCAGCGACGGGCGACTCGGCGGCCTGGGTTTGCGGGCCGGCATGCTGGAATTGCAATTCGAAGCGATCGACAACTGGTTCTGCCCGGGCCACACGGCCGATATGGAATACGATCTGGCCGACGTCTGGACCGAACCGAGCAAGGTATTCGGCGGCGGTGGCCAATACGGTTACAGTCCCGACGTCCACGTGATCCGCAGCGGCACCGGCCGCATGAGCATTATCGATATCACCGACTACCCGCAAGCGACGCAGGCCCATGCCTGGGTCTGCACAACCCGGGCGGCGTGCTACGCGTTGCGGCAGCGGCTGCACGCGACGCTGGGCCGGCAGAAATCCTTTCTGGTGCCGACCTTCCGCCCGAATCTAACCCTCGCCGCCCCAGCCAGCGCGGTGGCGGTGGAGATCATTGTGCCCAACACCGGCCTGACCGCCGCCTACAACGGCAGTTATCTGCGTCAGTACGTGGGCTACTGCGTGCCAGGCAGCGTTCCGATCGTCCGCCGCATCGAATCGGTTGCGGTCGTCGATAGCGCGACGGAGAAGATCACAATCGCCGACACGATCGGCGTGGCCCTGGCCGCCGGGCGGACGTTGTCCTGGGTCGATCGCTGCCGCCTGGCCAGTGACACGGTGACGTTGAACTGGCGGGGGCCCGATAAACTAACCTGTCAAACGACGCTGGTGCGCACGTGGAGGCGCCCGTTGGTCGGCGGCACGGGCGTGCCGGGATTGGGGATGGCGACGGCATGAGCGATTCGAGTTACGCCTTTTCCGAAGCGACGGCCGAAAATGGAATGCCGGCCCTGTGCATCGATTTCTATTGCGCCAATTCCCGCGAGCACTGGCCCTACACCACGGCGCCGTACAAGCTGTATCTGGATCGTTGGTACGAGTCCCAGCCCGGCTTAAAGGACGGGCCCCTGGCCCTCGACGGCAACGCCCTGCGCACGACGTGGGATTTGACCGTGCCCTATTCCTGCCCGTTCCTGGCCGAATACGTCGGATCGGTTCCGCCCGGCATTGTCACAGTGACGGCCTGGCGGGGCCATTGCGATGCGTCGGAGGATTACCAGACGCCGGGCTTGGGCGTTCCGGGTGCCGGCATCGGCGGCGGTCACACCTGGCACGTCTACTGGCGGGGCGTCGTCTTGACCCCGGAATGGGGCAGCAACAACGCCGCCACGATCAAATGTGCCCCCACCGCCTCGCACCTGGGGCTAGGCGGCATGTGTCCGCGTTTCGGCAGGCAGTGCCAGGTGCCGTTGTACTCGACGCCGTGCGGGGTCGATCGCGACGACTACCAAGCCACCGGCACGATCACCGCCGTAAGTAGTGATACGGTGACGGCGGTCCTGTTCGGGGCGGCGGCGGCCGACTATTACCTCGGCGGCGAATTTCAAGCCGCCGACGGCACCCAGCGGCTGATCGTTGACCAGAGCGGATCTGTCGTCACCCTGACGCGGTCGATTGCGTCGCTGGCCGTCGGCCAAACATTCAAGGCCTGGCCCGGCTGCGATCACATCTGGGCCAGCGACTGCGATACCCGGTTCGGCAACAAGCTCGCCTTTCGCGGACAGGCGCAGATGATCGATACCAACCCCTTCACGGAGAGCACGTACTGATGTTGGCCTTCTTTCCAGTGTTCGTCATAACGCTACCAGCCTGGGCGGTCCATGTGTTGGCGTTTGTGGTTCCCGTCGCATATGCCGCCGCGTTCGCCTACGCAGCGGGCCGGATTCTGGCCAAGAAACCGGGGGGTTCGGCGCCGGGCGTGGGGGAATTGCTCGCGCCCACGTGTTCAGCCCGCCCCTACCCGATCATTTTGGGGACCCCGCCCGTGGATCCTGCCCCGAACGTCCTGAGCTGGTGGGGCAAGGCCTACTATCCAATTCGCCACAAGTCGACGACAGTCGGTTCCTACATCCGGATCCAATGTCACCTGGGCTTGTGGCAGCGGGGCATCGACGGCGTTCTCCAGGCCTACTGTAACGGGGTCTGCGTGTGGCCGACGGTCAAAGACGAGACCGACTTCGCCGCCGAAGGGCTGACCACGATGAACATTGCCGCCGGCAACGTCTTCGGCGGGCCCCTGGCCGGCGGCGGTATCGATACAAACATGACGATTGAGTACGGTGACGATGCCCAGACGCAAAACGCCGAGTTGGTCGCCGAGTACGGCGCCGACGTTCCGGCCCATCGCGGTTTCGTCGGGGCCTTGGGCATGGTGGCCTGGACCAACAATGCCCAGATTCCGCAGATAGCGATGTTGGCCAAAGCCACTAAGAAGATGCCGGACGGTACGGATATTTGGTACGTGGCCAAGGCCACGATCGGCACGCTCGATGCGAACCCGGCCCACATGATCTATAAGCTGCTGACGATCGACAAGTGGGACGGCGGCGAAGGGATGACGGCCGAGGACTTTGACGAAGACACATGGACAGCCGCCGCCGACACGCTCTACGACGAAGGTCTCGGTCTCTCTGCGATCGTCACGCCGGAAGGCGAAGCCGTTCAGGATGTGATCGATCAGATTCTCATTGTCATTAGCGGAGTGATTCGGCGCGACCACGCGACCGGCAAGCTGCAACTCAAACTGATTCGGGACGACTACGAGATCGACGAGTTACCCATCTTCGACGCGAACGATGTCACGGCTATCTCGAATTTCCAGCGGCCCAGCCCCTACGCCATTCCCAGCCGGACGCTGGTAAACTGGTCGAATCGCCTGCATCCGGCCGCCGCCCCGGACCCGGGCCAGTACAACGACAGCACCCTGATCACGATGCAGGGCGGTCGCGTCAACGAACAGGTGTGGAACATGCCGTTGATCTGTGACGCCGACGTCGCCAACGCCGTCGCCGGCCGGCTGGGCCGGCAAAGCGGGGCGATGGGGGTCCCGATGACGCTGACCTGTAAGCGGACAATGAGCCACTTGCGGGCCGGCGACGCGTTCCGCCTGTCCTTTGCCCACCCAAACTTAACGATCACGCAGATGGTGGTGCGGGTAGGCGAAGTGAATCTCGGCTCCCTGGCTGCCCCGGCTGTGACGATCAAGGTATCCGAAGACGTCTTCGCCACCGGCTACACTGTCATGGGCGCCCCGCCGGCCTCGGCAGCGCCACCCGAGACGGGTTTCGACGGCGAATTTGCGATCGACACCATTGATGTCTCGGCCACGGCGACCGTCGCCGTAACGAGCACGGTCCCGGCCTAGAAAGGACACGACGATGGAAATGCACACCGAAGGCCTGCAATGGGAACAGGAGATCATCTACGACCAGACCCAGAGCCTGCCCGTGAATCTCTATGTTCGTTTGGTCAAGGACACCACGATCGCCGAGAACGCCGCGATGGCGGATGTGACAGAGCTAACCGCCATCGAGGCCCCGGGCTACGCGGGCCAGGCGATCATTTGCTCGCCCGCCGGGTGGACCAGTGCGGGCACGGGCACCAACGATCGGAAGGTCACGGGTGCGGTCGTGACATTCACCGCCACCGGGGGCGATTGGCCCTTGAGCTATATGGGCGTACTGACCACCACCCTGACCGGAACCACCGGCCCTTTGATCGCCTCCGGCCTGATCAATTTCGGAGCCGGGCGGGCGCCCACGGACGGCCAGGCCTTCGGGGTTGAATTTGTGATCACAAGAGCAGGATAAAAGGAGCACACGATGACGACCGTACACGGAGTGACCTTACCGACACCCGGCGCAGTGGACGAAACGAATCTATGGTTGCAAATGCTAAACGCCGCCCTGGTCGCCGGCGACACCGCCAGCGATCAATGTTTCAACGCCAAGACATACAGCGCCGTGGGCGACGGAGTCGCCGACGACACAGTCGCCTTACAAGCGGCGATCGATGCGGCGAGCGATGCGGTGCATCCGGGCGCCGTGTTGTTGCCCGACGGCGATTACTTGATCTCCGATACGCTGGTGATCTATGACGGGATATCCTTTGGCGGGGTGCCACAGGGCGGATCTCGGTGGAACTACGGGGGCGCCGAACACCACGGCGTGCGGATCATCTGGGGCGGCTCCAACCTGGTCCCCGCCATGTTGCTCGCCCACACGGCCGATTCGTCCCAGGTGTACCTGGAGGGCGTCCGGCTCCACGATTTTGTTCTGCTGCCCGATCTGGTGGCCTCTATCGCCGGCGGCGGAACGGGGGGGACAACGGACGGCCTCTATGGCATCGTCATCAACGGTTCACAGGCGGGCACATTGCCCTACGCCAGCCGATACCCCGCGTTCGATATTGTCATGGAGCGGGTCAGCGTGCGCAACTTCGGCACAAACAATATCCGCATGGAGGGCGGCGTCTTTGACGTTAGATTGTACGACTGCAGCTGGCAGGTGTCTGACGAGGACGGGCTGATTGCGGTCACTGTTACGAGCTTGACGCTCGACCATCCCGGGCAAATCCACCTCATAGACTGCTACGCCTCCGCGTTTGTCGTAGACACATGGGCGGTCAATCTTGATGTCGCATCGACGAGCAGCATCACTCGCGGTGGAATCTCCGGCGCCGCCAATGGCGTGACGATTGGTTCCTATGGCACCATCGTGGGCGGCACGAATTTCGAGGGCCAAGTCGGAGCCACGGCCAAAATCGGCATTCGCGCTGTGGGGCAGGGGATATCGGTCAGAGCCAATATCATGGGCTGGATCACCGCCCTGCAAATTGGCGACGGAACCGTCAGCAGTTGTGACGGCTGGTCTTACAACGGCGGCTATATGTGCGCGACCACCCACGGCCTTCTAGTCACGGCGGGCGGCAATCGTCGGGGCACGTTTCGGCAGCCCTCATGGGGAGCGGTCACGAACAAGATCACCAATCAACGCTATACGACCGATGGTGTGATGAGTGTGAAATACGTCGGTGGATATACAGAGGTCATCGCGACGTTCACCAGCGATGCGACCCCCGACGTGTTCTTACGAGATCGAATTATTTTGGAGGGGACAGCCACTGTCACGGATTTCGATAACGCACACGAAGGCCAAATCCTGACCTGCGTGATGAATAGCGCTACCGTGGACATCTCACATAACGCCAATATAACTTTGTTCGACGATGCGGATTGGATCTCGGGGATCGCGGGCGATTGCATTACATTCGCCAGCAAGAGCGGTGTATGGGTCGAGGTCTCGCGCTCGTGCCCGTCGGCGGTCAGCGGAACCCTCGTGCTCGACGACGGTGTCACAGAGCGTATTACCCTGGTGTTCAAAAACGGGGTCCTGACTTCGCGGACCGTGGCGGCGGCGACGGCGGCCCTGCAGGATTGGACCGACTAACCCCAATCCGCGAGCCCCCGCAACCCATTGAAGAGGAAGGCAGGATGACAAAGACGGCAACGGTAAACGGCAACGGGCAGCGGAAATGGTGGTTCCTCGCGCCGGTCCTGACGATCGGGGGTGTCGTCTTCGGCGCCGGGATGATGAAGGCGTCGATCGAAAACGGTGTCAAGACCAACGCCGCCAAGAACATAGAGCAGGACGAATGTATCGATCGTAACACCAGCGATATCCACCGCCTCGAGAATATCCAGGGTCGAATCGACGAACGGCTCAAGAACATACAGGCCGACGTGCAGACGCTGGTGCAGCGTAGCGGAGGCGGCTGACGATGGAGACGCCGGAGCGGGAACTCCAGCGGAAGCTGACCCTGTGGTGTCCGGGTGAGGATATCGAATCGTTGATCCAAAGGGCCATCGACCAATTCGGCCCGCACATCGCCCGGGGTTTGCCGTTGGATCCAACCGCCGCCCGCGATCAACTGCTCGACCGGATCGGTGCGGTGATGGGGTAGGGGCCGCCACCAGGTAACAATCGGGTTGCGAGACGTCGGTTGTGTCAACTATGGCCGAGAGCAGGGCGGGGCATGCCCCGCCCCTACGAAGATCATTTCTTGGCGACGGGATCGCCGATCTCGGGCAAGGTGCATCCCTGCTCGACGGCGGTGGCCTGCAAGGCGGCGAGTTCGCCCTTGAGTCGGGCGATTTCCTGGGTGCGATTGTTGCCGCCCAGCGAGCCGATGGGCACGCAGAACAGAATCACACCAACGGTGTCGTGCCCGCGGGCGGTTCGCTGGCGTTTCGCCGCGGATCGCAGGCCATCGGCCAGGCGGGCCTGTTCGGCGGCCAGGTCCGCGCAATCGAGCCCACTGTAGATCGCGTTACCGACGTAAGCGGCCTCGATCTTCTCCGGACTGGCGGCGCAGCCGCCGACCCCGATCGCCGCCAACAGAATCAGAATGGCTAGTGTCGTTCTCATCGCTTAATCCTCTCTTAATGGTGGATGGTGCAGCCCGAAAAGACGCTGTAGGTCGCCAGTTCGGTATCGTTGCGGTTACTGCGGATGGTGACGCGTTTGTATCCCCGCTTGTCATTGAAATAGCCTGACAGCATCATCACGACAATCCGCTTCTGTTCGATCGACAGTGCCCCCCAGATCATCGGATCGATGCGGGCCATGTTGCCATTGACGTCGACGCTGTGGATCGACCCGTCTGCCAAGAGCTTCTCGACGGCGGTCGAAAGCGCTGTCGGTCCGGCCTGCCGAACGTTCCGTCTTGCCGGGCTGCTCGACCCGCCGTCAACCAAAAGGGGTACGATGATCGCCAACACCACCACGATAATAATGCCCCGACCGAGTAGCTTACCCATCGTTCTCGCCTCCAAAAGGGACAGGGTTTAGGTGTTAGGGTTTAGGCGTTAACGGGCCGACCTCCCCCGCCACCTCCAACTGATCGAAGCCCAACGCCATCGCCTCGCGGGCCACCTGCGTCCATTGAACCAGGTCCCCGTCGCGAAGCCGCCGGGCCTTGGCAATCGCCATCGACCGGGCGTGCAATTCCAGCGGCACCGGCAGAATAGGTTTTCGCGGTTGTCTAGTCCGTTCTCTCATCCGTCAATCCCTTATTGATGCAAAAACCAGGGGGCGATTAACCATATACGCTATATAACAATATACGCTCATGTAGTGTATGCGTCAAAGGGAAAATTGAGAAAATGGGAAAATAGGTAAAGTATTCCATCCACATCCACCCATCGGCAACCGCCTTATGCAATGGTAGAAACCGGAGCGGGGCCGTCATCCCGGCCTGGAAATCGAGCCCCGCCCGGCCAACTACGCACCAAGAGGGCAGCAACTACCCTCGCCATCATGACCTGCAGCGTGTGGAGCGGAACCGATGGCCCAACCTCTTATCATCCAATTTCCCCGGCCGAAACTTGTCCTATGCGGCATCCACGCCGACCTGGCCGAGCGGATCGACGCGGTGATTGCCGCCCATCCCGGCGCCGACGAGATCACGCACGTTTGTCGTGAGATCGCTTATCGCAGTCGTGTCCTCGAGCGGGGGTATCCTGGTTCCGCCTGGCGGATTCTGCGCCAGTTACGGCATCTTGCACCAGATGATCGAGGTCGGGGGGGTCGTCCAGCCGTGAAAGTTTTTCCAGGCTCGCCTCCGCCACACCGGTGCGTTTAGAGCACAAGCGGTCCTGGACCCCGGGCGGCAACGCGTTGAATGTGGTGATCATCAGGGCCATCACCTCGTTCTTGTTGAGCGGTAACGTCGCGCATAGATTGTGGAAAGTCTGAAACGCGGCTTGGTCGACGTCTTGTGATAGCGCTAGCTTGATCATTTTCTGAACCTTTTCATCGTAGGATTAACAGCTCTGCAAATCCCTTGTATGCAAAGGCTTGTACAATATCTACTTGAATGAACTTATCCTTCTAGCCCTCAATTTGGCAAAACATCCCTCAAATTCCTTGACATTCCATGACACTCGCCGTACATTCCATCCACCATGTTCAGTGAAACCAACAACCTGATGAATCCAATCCAACGGGCCGCCTGCCAGGGCGAACACTCCATTGTACCAAATCGCCCGTCGGAATCCAAATCACCGCGATGCAGCACGGACGCACTGAACATGGGTTCACAACGCATCGCGACGGGGGCCGGACATCCGACGGCCCCCTCTTTGACCATCCCGGGCGAGGACAGTGCCTCGCCCCTACCGATAACCACCCCACCCCCAATGGAGGCCAATCATGGGAGCGATCGTATTGCACAGAGACCTCGAGGCCGAGGTCGTCCACAACTACGAACACAGATTACACGACGCCCGGGTCAGGGAGATAGAACGTTGGCAGGCCCGCGAGCGGGAGCTGGTCAAGAACGTCGCCGCAGCGGTAGACGCCCGGGACAAGCATCAAGATGCCTATCGGGAACTATTGAAAAAGCCCCTGACCGAGACCGTCGAGATGCCGGGGGGAGCCGTCGACTACAAGGGATTGAATGGGCTCATAGACCGTTTGTGTTGCGCGAGTTCCGCCACGGGCGGCATCGTCGGGGCCCATCGACCTCAGTGGGCATAATAAGGATCACTTACCTCCGGGTACCGCCCTTTGTCGGTCGGTACGGCACGGACGCACATCATGGCAAGGACGCTTTCTCTCCATCACAGCGGTCCGGGCGGGCGGCGGCAACGTCTGTTGACGGCTTACCGAGCCTCGCCCGCCCTGATCGTATCAATCCCCCCCAACACCTAACACCTAACACCCAACACCTAACACCTAACACCCAATACCTGCCACATTTCATCACCCTCCTCCGAAGCCCGTGCCGAACACCCCCGGGCTTTTTCGCAACTTCCAGGCCGGCCCAAAGTCTCGCTTCCTCTCCCTCTGCACAGGGCCGGCCTCTTTTCTTTTCTTACGGCGATACGACCGGTCCGGACGATCCGGATCGGGGCGGTGGGGGGCTTCCGGCGGCGTGCGACGGGACAGACTGTTGGCCCCCGACGCACCGAACCGAGGCCCCCGGCAGCCGACGCGGGGCAGGTTTGAGTTTTGAGTTGTGAGTTTTGAGTAGGGGCGGGGCACGAACAGCGGAAAGGAACAAAAGATGCCAGTAGAATTTTGGACGCAACCTAAGCGGGTCATAGGGAGAGGTCCGATTGGCTCAGCCGTAGTGATTCGCAATCATGCGGTGGTCGGCGTGGGTGGCGACCTTGTTAAGCGAGACAGCGACGACATAGGTGTCAATGTTGGCTGGGACGCAGAGAAAAAAGAGCTTCGCTTTGTGCTGGATGGCAAGAACGGCACGGTGTTCCATCTGAAGCGGCACAAGGGGGCGAGGGCATTTGTGATCCACATAAGGACTTTGCTTCTCGCTTGGGGCCTGGGTGGCGTCAGAGGCTATTTTCCAGCTCGCCGGGAGGGCGACGCCATCATCGCGACACTGCCCCCCCCCAATAGAAATGATCGCGGCGTAGAGCAGTCTGGTTAGCTCGGGTGGCCCATAACCACCAGGTTGCAGGTTCGAATCCTGCCGCCGCCATTGGGCGAAACAACGCCCACTTTGGCCCCCACGGGGGCACCGTCTCGCCGGGATCCATACGCGATCGGGCGGACAGCAGGACAGCAGGTTTCAGGTTACAGGCATTAGGTTTTAGGTGGTTGCAGGCAACTCTTTGACAAGTGAACAGGGGTGGGGCGAGGCAACGATCTCGCCCAGCAGACGCAGTTTTCGACCTTTCTGGCGACAGCGCGGGATTTGGAATTTCGTGCGCGGGATGGTAGACTGGGATTCTAGCAGCTACCAGTCCCTTATCAGAAAGGAGGTCCCTATAATGGGACTGACACTATCGAAACTGTACGATTATTTTGACGCAGCAGCCCTCGTCGAGGGCAGCACGAAGATCAAATGCCGCACGGCGATCCGCAAACTGATCGCCTGGCGGGGCAACGTCGAGGTGGACTCGATCGAGGTCTTTGACGTCGAGGCGTGGCAGGTCTGGATGAAGGCCAACAACATGCGTGCGACGAGTATTCCGGGTTACGTTCTGGCCTTGAGCCAGGTACTAACCTGGGGCGTTGAGCACGGCCTGATCGCCGAGAACGTATGCCGCAAGGCCAAGAAGATGCAGGCCCCCAGGCCCGAGGTTGTGACGTTCACAGCGGACCAATTAGAGGATCTGATCACGGCGGCGGGCATCGTCGAGTCGGCAGATCCGTCGGCGCGGTTAAGGTGGACGGCCATGCTCACCAACGGCAAAGGGGCAGGCCCCCGGATCGGGGAGCTCTGGAATACGACATGGGACGACATCGATCTGGACGGGCAAATCATGCACATTCGCCGCAAACCAGGGATGTTGGGCCACACGTGGGCGTGGGACACCAAGACGCATCGGCCGCGGATCGTGCCGTTGTCTCAGGAGGCTTGCGAGTGTTACGCCCGGTTGCGTGAGGTGGCGACGTGGTTCTATCCGCACCTCAAAGAGCAGACATGCCGACGCTTGCAAGCGACGTCGACGAGTCTCACCGAGGACCAACGCAAGCGGCCGTATGGTTCGGTGTTCTACACCGAGCTGGGCCGGATTCGAGACTACGCCAACGGCATGCGTCGCCAGCGGGATCGCACCTTGCCGCCCCTGGCCAAAGGAGCGGCGGTTCATCGCATAAGAAAAACCGCCATTACGCGGATGGTTGAGAACGGTGCAGAACGTCACGCGGTTCGCGAGATCGCGGGCCATGCCTGTATGGCCACAACTGACGTCTACTACACCGCCGTCAATCAGCGAATGGCGGTCGAAAGTGTCCGAAATATAATCAATGCCGAAGGGTCGTAACCCTGGTAACGATTGCCGGAGGAGGGACTTGAACCCTCACCCTGTTGCCAGGACAGGATTTTGAATCCCGCCCATCGATCCTTTAGGCCAAATTGCAAATCCTATACTGGTAGCTGCGTCGGGGCGGCGGGATCGCAACCCGCCGACCCAATCCTATCCTTTTACGATAGTATCCGGGGGCTGAGCACGGACGCGATGCCCCCCACGTCTTTCAAGAGGTAGTATCCGGTCGGTGTGCACGGAGGCCCCGGCCGGCCTTTGGGTCCGGTGCGTACTCGTGAAACCTTGTTTTTGTTGGATCGCCCAACGGGCGGTGTTGCACAGGCCGATCAGTCGCTAGATAGCCGGGCCAGGCATCATTCAGAAACGGCGGGGCTGCACTGGCACTCGCCCGAGGGCCCTGGGGAAACTCCGTAGGCGGAACGTTGCCGATGGGGACACGGCGCGAACGGGTACCGGCCCCATCCGGGCCCGCGTGACAACCGCCAAAGGGGTCGCCCCACCGTTTCGAATTTCCGTGCCGGCCGGTGCCCATCCGGGCCATAAGCACAGAGCCGACCGGTACCTTTTCATGGGGGTTCCTGCCCAGAGCGAAAACAACTGCAGCGCTGCGGATGCGTTCGCGAGAAAATGGGCACAGAACGTTTGATGTCAGGTAAAGCCCGCCCCCACCATTTGTGTCAAATCGTCAATACTCAATGCGCAAGACCAAATCCGAAAGGACCTTCCGATGCGCTTATTGCATAAGATCGGCGTAGCCCTCCGCAACCTGTTTATCGTCGTGGCGTCGGCGATACTGTACCCCCTAGCCGCGTGGCGTCGCCGGCACACCGAGGCCATGCTGGATCGCTGCTGCCCCGACAAACCGACACCGCCGCCCCCGATGCCGGTCTCGATGCGATGCACGAACGCCACGGCCCCCCCCTCACCAGCCGAGCTGAACGCCCGCGTCGAGGCCCTGCTGGCCCCCGATGGCGATGTTCGCGACGACGTGGCCGATGCGACGGTCGACAAAATGATCGCCGACTGGGCCCGCGCCCAGGAAACGGAAAAAACCACCAACCGGTAGGGGCGGGGCATGCCCCGCCCGGCATAAGGAAAGGATTCACATGGAGCCCATACAAGGCAAGACGAAGATCAAGAAATGGATCGTCAGCGACGGCGCCGAAACGATCGCCTTCGAACGATTCGACTTTTCACCCCGCCAGGTCGGGAGTATAGAACGGGTCTTGCGC